GAGATAGAGCAGTAGGTCAAGTCAATCTTGCAGACAACACAGCTAACGATTGGGCCATAACTGGTGTTCAATTAGAGGCAAATACCACAGCCACTAGCTATAATTTTGAGCCTTTCGATGTGAATTTAGCTAGGTGCCAAAGATATTTTCAAAAAAGTTATAATACAACAGTTGATCCTGGTACTTCAACTAATACAGGTATGACTTCTACGGCTAGAATTCAAAATACTGTATCAAATAGACCTGTTAATGTTCATTTTAGACCTATAATGAGAACAACACCGACTGTTACAGTATATTCTCTTGTTGGCACGCAAGGTTCTGTTTCTGATACAGGAACATCTGCTGGTACTCACTCTAGAGATGAAGCTGTGAATGTTTCTCAAGTTGGTGCTTCAGGAATGGCTTACTTAACAGGTGTAGGTGGTTTAACAGCTGGTGATGGAATGTGTTTTCATTATACAGCAGACGCGGAGTTATAATTATGATTAGTACAGTAGAAAAAGTATATGTAGACGGAAACTTTGATAATATTTACAGAGTTACATTTTCAAGTGGTAGAATATCCAATGTACCACTTGAACCAGAAAACACAGACTACCAGGCAATTCTTGACTGGGTAGCAGCAGGTAACACGATTACTGATCCAGGAGAAGAATAATGACATCAATTATAAAAGTAGATCAGATTCAGGATTCGGGAGGAAACACAGTTATTACCTCTGATGGATCTGGTAATTTAACAGCAGGAACATTTTCCAACATTACTAAAGGAGCTATAATACAAGTCGTCGAAGCATCTTTAAACCGTTTAAGTACATCAAGCACGTCTTATGCATCAATAGGTACTTTAGCAATTACCCCAGAAAGTTCTTCGAATAAAATTTTAGTAATGATTCTTAATCATATATATGTAAGTAGTCATGCAACTGACACTTGGAGAGGAGCACTTATAAAAGTATTAAGAGACAGTACAATAATTCTTCAAGAAGGCACTGGTGGCGGATATGGTGAAGGTGCGTATTTAGTTGGTAATAGTGATAGATATATGTGCTATTCTCATATACATAAATTAGATAACCCAGGTACGACAAATGAAATCACGTATGATGTGCAGTTTGGATCAAAAACCACAAGTCCTATTGACATCAATAACAATAATTATGGTTCAGGTGGAAGAATAACATTAATGGAAATAGCAGGATAAGTATGATAGAAATTTCAGAAGCCATAAAAGCTTTAGACCCAAATGCTGACTTTGTAATTTATGGAGAGGTTACAAATGAAACTGAATATCAACAAAACGTTAAATACGTTTCAAGTGAAGATGCAAATGGAACTGCTATATTTTCAGAAACTCAGCCATGGACATGGACTCAAGTGTCAGATAAACAACAAGAGTTACAAGCGGATTATGATGCCAAGGAGTATCAAAGAAATAGAGCAAAAGAATATCCTACCTTACAGGAACAATTAGATTTACAGTATCACGATCAAATTAATGGTACTACAAAATGGAAAGATAAAATAAAATCTATTAAAGATAAATACCCAAAGGAAACTGAATAATGAGTAAAATAAACGTTAATACAATTGAACCATCGACAGGAACAACATTAAGTCTTGGAGGAAGTGGAGATAGTGTAGGGATTGGTAAAACCAGTACCACTTCAACATTAGATGTAAACGGTGAGGTAACAGGAATTGTTAAAAGAATTTATTTAAAAACAACAAACAATCAATCCATCGCAAATGGCGCAACAGTTTATAAAACATGGGAAACACAAACCCATATTGATACGGATACTTTCACTCATAGTGCTAGTTCAGACAATATTACTATAGATAGAGCAGGTCTTTACCACATTATTGTAAATCTTTCTTTTGAAAATGCTACAGACTCTGCTAGAAATACTGTTAGAACAAGTATTCGAATAAACGGAACCGAATTAGTATCTGCTCGATCATACGATTATGATCGAGGAGCGCTTTACGGTAGGCATTCAAACAATAAAATTAATACCATACAAAATTTATCAGCCAGTGATGTTATTGATGTGATCATGTTTGGAGAAAATATTGATGGCACACTTACAGTAGAAGCTCCAGAATGTGAGCTTCATATTTATCGAATGGGAATTAGTTCATAATAAAAGGAGGTACTAAATGTCATTAGGATTTTCTGCATTAGGTGCAGCCGCATTTGGTGACACAGGTACATCTCCTGATGTTACAGTAGTACCTAGTGGTATAAGTTTAAATGTAACGCAATCGTCTCCAACTGTTCCTAACGTAAATAGCACAGGTTGGGGTAGAGGAAATTGGAGCGACGGACGTTGGGGGTTTGCTTTAGGTACTTTAGCTGCAGTTAATGGAATATCATTAGATATTGAAATTGGAGATGAAAATGCAAAAACCGATGTTGCAATTGATGTTACAGGAATACCCCTTGCCTCTTCCATAAATGGTGTAACTGCATTTACAGATGTATCATTAGTCTCAGGTTCTTTAAGTGGATTAATTCAAATAGGAAATGCAGCTTCACAAGTCAACATTGAATTAACGGCTCAAAGTTTTGATTTAAGCACTGAAATAAATTCAGTCACTATTGAAGCGATAGTTAATGAAGGTTGGGGACGTTCTTCTTGGTCAGATCAAGTTTGGGGAGATGCATACTCTGTTCTTGCAACAGGTATAAGTTTAAGCGCCATAATTGGTAATGAAGATGCATTTACAGATGTAACTGTAGAAGTTTCAGGACAAGAAATACAATCAGCTATTACACCAGTAGGAACAAAAGCAGATTCAGATAATGAAATTGCTCATTCTTTTTTAATATCTACTATATTAGATAATGTAGTTGTAGAAGCTAATGCGAATGTGGAGATTCCAGGATTATCTGCGTCTATTGAAATAAGTGAAGTAGAAGCAGGAACTATTACGGAAGTTCCTGTAACAGGGATTACCGCAAATATACTTACAGGAAATGTAGATACAACTGCAAATGCCAATGTATTATTAACAGGTATTTCAACCACTGGATTTATCGGGGATATTACACCTGTTGCTAAATATGATGTGACAGGAGTTTCAGCTACATTTGACCTAGGGGCATTAAATATCATAGGAAATGCGTTAGTAACACCTACAGGTATAGAATTAACATCTATCACTGGTTTGCCTAATATTATAGCTTGGAGAGACGTAAATACGGGATCAACTGCAAGTTGGGACACAGTAGATACAGGTTCCTCTTCAAGTTGGGAAACAGTGAATAAAGGCACAGATGCAAATTGGAGTGAATTAGATAAGTCTAAGAAGCTGCTTGAAAAGGCAGCTTGATTATATTAGAATGTATTTGAAGGAGTTTTAAAAATTAATGCCATCAAGCTATTCAACAGATTTAAAATTAGAATTAATGGCCACTGGCGAAAATGCTGGTACCTGGGGTGATAAGACTAATACAAACCTAGATTTAGTACAACAAGCAATCGCAGGGGTTGAATCTATTGCATTGACAGATAATGGTGACGTTCTTCTTGAAATGGATGACGCTGCAATTTCAAATGCAAGAAACATGGTTTTAAAATTAACTGGAACTCTAACAGGTGCTTCAACTCTTTCTGTTCCGGATGGCATTAAAAAATATTATATTATCGATGCAACAGCAGTAGTAGGTGCAACAAACTTAGAAGTTAAAACAGAATCAACTGCTGGCTTTACTTTAGATCAAGCTAAAATTTATGCATGTTATTCAGATGGAACTGATGTTACTGAAGTATCGTTAGATACATTAGGCGGATCCATTGGAACTGCAGGTATTGCAGATAGCGCAGTAACAACTGCAAAAATTTCAGATAATCAAATAACTACGGCAAAAATTTCAGACAACCAAATTACTACAGCAAAAATTTCAGACAACCAAATTACTGGTGTTAAAATTGATACAACAACTGATGTACAAGTCGATTCATTAGGAGTGGGTACTGCAGCATCAAGTACTACTGGTGAAATTAGAGCAACAAATGATGTAACAGCTTTCTATTCTTCAGATATCGCTTTGAAGGAAAATATTGTAAACATTGAAAATCCATTAGAAGCAATTAAGAAATTAAATGGCGTAACATTTGATTGGAAAAAATCTTATTTAGATGAAAGAGGCGGAGAAGACGGATACTTTGTAAGAAAAAAAGATGTAGGTGTTATTGCTCAAGAAGTAGAGAAAGTATTACCTGAAGCAGTTGCACAAAGAGAAAACGGAATCAAAGCAGTTAAGTATGACAGACTAACATGTTTACTTATTGAAGCTGTAAAACAACTTCAGGATAAAGTCGAAAGCTTAACAAAGAAGGAGGTATAAAATGCCAGTACCTTCGACCAATGTAGGTTTATCAGACATACAGACAACATTCGGTGGTTCAAACCCAATATCTTTATCAGAGTACTATAGAGGAGGCCCATTAGTACCATCAGGATCATTAGCTCCTAACGGCCCTATTCCTACTTCAGGTCAAATTGCAATTGGTCAATTTAGAGCTGCAGAAAAACCATTATTTATTTACGCAAATGGTGGTTCAGTAAATACTAGCGGTGACTACAGAATTCATACTTTTAATGGTTCAGGTACCTTGTCGGTAACACAAGTCGGTAACTCCGCAGGTTCAAATACTGTTGCATATCAAGTCGTTGCAGGCGGCGGAGGCGGCGGTTCAAAACGTGGCGGCGGAGGCGGCGGAGGCGGCTATAGAGAAGGTTCTACGGGTGGTTATACAAAAGCCCCTATTGGCACGAACACAGGAAGACCAGTTGCAGCGCAAAATTATCCAATCGGTGTCGGCGGAGGCGGTGCGAGAGAAAACGGAACATCAAATGGCCCTGGTGGCGGAGGTAATGGAGGCAACTCAAGTGGTGTTGGTATTACTTCTAATGGAGGAGGCGCAACAGGTCAAAACGATACTCCAAACAATCCAAATACAATTGGAAAACCAGGAGGATCTGGAGGCGGTGGAGCACATCATAATAATAATGGTACAACTCCAGGCGGCTCAGGTAATTCACCTCCACGTTCACCCCCTCAAGGAAGAAATGGTGGAGCAGTACCTAATGGTAACTACGGCGGCGGAGGCGGCGGTGGAGCACTAGCTAACGGTGGTAATGGCCCATCTGGCGCTGGTGGAAATGGTGCAACTTCATCTATTCGAGGCCCATCTCAAGCAATGTCTGGTGGAGGAAGAGGCGGTCATGCTTTCAACAATAACGCTGGCCCAGGCGCTCCTGGAGGCGGAGGCGGTTCTTTCCAAAACGCTAATGGTCAAAACGGTAGTACAAACAGAGGCGGCGGAGGCGGCGGAGGTCGTGACGGTGCGAATACTGGTGGAAACGGCGGAAGCGGCAGAGTAGTAATAAGATATAAATATCGATAAGGAGTAAATAATAATGGCACATTTTGCTAAAATAAATGATGACAACGAAGTTCTAACAGTAGTTGTTATAGATAATTCGGATATGGAAGATTCAAACGGAAATGAATCTGAATCAGTAGGTCAAACTTTTTGTGAAAATGTTTTTAATTGGCCCGCTGCACAATGGATTCAAACGTCCTATAACACTGCAGGAAATAAATATTATAATGCAGATGGAACTGAACATTCAGATCAAACAAAAGCATTTAGAGGTAATTATGCAGGCATAGGATATACTTGGGATTCAGCTAATTCTATTTTTTGGCCTGTGAAAAAACATGCGTCATGGGTTAAAGATACTACGACTGCATCTTGGGCATCTCCGTTAGGTGATCCTCCAGCATTAACTTCAGAACAAGAATCTCAAAACACAGCTGGTACTCACCAATGGGAATATGTTTGGAATGAAACTGCTTATCAAGGAGACACTGCTGATCCTAAGACATTAGGTTGGGATTTAGTTGACAATTTAACTGCATAGCATTATATCGATTTTATGTATAAAACTGTACTAACTGAAACTGCTCTTTATGACGGTTTTGTAAAAATGCCTAAAGGCTTTGAAATAGATAACTCTAAATTAGAAAAATCTATACTCCATAAATATTTATATAAAGATGAAACGCAGCCACATGATTCAGAAATGGATAAATTAAATAATTATATTATGGAAAATATGAAGCTTAAACATGATTTAAGTATTTACAATCTTGAAAATTGGGGAAATATTTATGAACCTAATCAAAGCTCAATTCCTTGTAACGAAGTAGACTCATGTAATTTAAGAGATTCAGCATATTTTATTTTGTTATATGGAGTAAAAATCGCTAAAGATTCTTGTAAAGTTCAAGTATATTTTAAAGACAATAAACTTGGCGATAAGTTTCAAGAAGTACCATTACATACAAATAGTTTTATAATGTTTCCTGCTACTAATACATATTGGGTAAAGCCAAATACAAGTGCCGAGAGAAACTATATACAATCTATTACGTATGAACTTACATAATCATTATTGGTTTTTTGAATCCGCATTAACACCTAGGTTTTGTGATGAGTTAATTGAATATGGATTATCTAAACCTGATTCACTTGGTCTTACTGGCGGGATAAATGATAAAGAAAAACTTTCTAAAAAAGAATTAAAAAATTTACAAAAAACTAGAAAATCAGATGTTGTATTTTTAGATGATCATTGGATCTATAAAGAGATTATACCTTTTGTCAGAGCAGCTAATAATGAAGCGGGATGGAATTTTCAGTTTGATTATTCTGAGTCTTGTCAATTTACTAAATATAAATTGAATCAATATTATGATTGGCATTGTGATTCTTGGGATCAACCGTACAATCAACCAGGGTCACCGGTTCACGGAAAAGTAAGAAAACTTTCAGTAACATGTCAATTATCAGATGGTTCTGAATATGAAGGTGGTGAACTAGAATTTGATACTAAAAACTACAATCCAGATAAACGAGTAAGAAAAAAAAGTGTAATTGGATGTAATCAAATTTTACCTAAAGGATCTATAGTTGTATTTCCCTCATTTGTGTGGCACAGAGTTAAACCAGTAACAGCAGGAACAAGATATTCATTAGTTATTTGGAACTGCGGAAATCCTTTTATGTAATATGGAAAAATTAAAAGAACATAAATTTCCTTACGAATATTGTATAGGTGGTTGGTATCTTCCTGATTCATTAACTAATAAATTAGTAAAACATTTTAATCAAAATAAAGATAAACACCAGCAAGGTGGAATGTACACATTAGGCGAATTCAATGTAAATAAAGATATTAAAGAATCAACTGACATGCACATCAGTAGATTTGATGCAACTCCTCCTATCTTTGAATATAGGCAAGCATTGTCTCAGATCATTCAACTTTATGAAGAAAAATATCCAATACTAAAAAATTTTGGAGCGTATAATGTATGTGAAGATTTTAATTTTCAAAGATATAAAGCAGGAGGCGGTTTTAAAATTTGGCATTGTGAAAGACATTCTACTCACCATGACAAAAGATTATTAGTTTTTTGTACGTATTTAAATACAGTAAAAGACGGAGGGACAGAGTTTCAATATCTAAGAACTACCGTACCAGCAGTAAAAGGATTAACTGTTTTATTTCCTGTGGAGTTTACACATACCCATAGAAGTCAAATAGCTAAAAAACAAAAAACAATTATAACAGGATGGTTAGGATTCGATGAAGTATAATTTTAAAAAAGATAGATTTACAGTAATTAAAAATGCAATCTCTAAAGACTTAGCTTTGTTTTGCTACAATTATTTTTTAATGCAAAAACAAGTTTATGATACATGTAGAGAGACAAGATACATATCTCCATTTGAATCTTTAATAGGATTTTATGAAGAACCAGATTCACAAATACCAAATACGTATTCTCAATATGCAAACATGGCTTTTGAAACTTTACTTTTAAAGTTACATCCTGTTATGGAAAAAACTACAGGATTAAAACTACATCCTAATTATTCATATGCAAGAATATATAAACCAGGGGATGAACTGAAACGTCATAAAGATAGATTTTCTTGTGAGATATCTACCACTTTAAATTTAGGAGGAGATAAATGGCCTATCTATATAGAGCCAAATCCTAAAAAAGGTAAAGTTAAGGATAATCAATATTTTTCAGATCATACAAAAGGTATAAAAGTAAATCTTAATCCAGGTGATATGTTAGTTTATAGAGGTAATGTTCTTGAACATTGGAGAGAACCATTTGACGGTCAATGTTGTGTGCAGGCTTTCCTACACTATAACAATGCAAAGACTAAAGGCGCTGATGAAAACATATATGATAGAAGACCTCATTTAGGACTACCATCTTGGTTTAAGAAAAATGAAAGCGTTTCTTAATCATATTGAAGATGTAGTTTTTGCGACCAACGAACAAAGATCAAAAGAAATTTGGGATGTAGAAGGTAGGTTAAAAAATGGTAATCAAATATTTAAATTTGATATCAGACCTTTAGTACAAGCTGATAACAAAAGCGAAAAGGTAGGATTTTTTCATACTAAGGCTGATAAAATAGTTTTTGAACTAGAAGATAAATGGATTGTATTCGATACAGAAGAACTCCATGATTACATAAAAAAGCATGAAAAACTTGATTTTAACGCTGATGAACTTTTAGAAAACCTTACATGGAACTTAAAAATAGACAAATGACATGATAAAATACTTTAATGACATTAAGTTTAATTAACATAAGACCTGGATTCAATAAACAAATTACAGATACTGCTGCTGAAGGTCAGTATGTAGATGGAGACTTTGTAAGATTTAGATCAGGATTACCAGAAAAAATTGGTGGTTGGCAAAAGATAACCTCAGATACTTTTGTGGGCGTAGCAAGAGCACAGCATCAATGGACAGATTTAGATGGAAGAAAGTATGCAGTAGTAGGCACACATAAATGTTTAATTCTTTATTATGACGGTTCTTTGTTTGATATAACACCAATTGAAGATGATCAAACAGGAGCAACATTTAATACAACAGATGGATCAGCGATAGTTACTGTAAACTTAACAGGTCATAATTTAGTAGTAGGCGATTTATTTATTTTTAAATCTGGAAGTGTTACTGCTCCAGTAGGTGCTGGGTTTTCAGATAGTGATTTTACAGATCAGGCTTTTGAGGTTACTGGACGAACAAGTGCAAACAAATTTACAATTACGATGGCTTCTAACGCAACAACTACTGTATCTAATTCTGGTTCAGGTACTATTAATCGATATGTTACAGTTGGAGAGATTAATCAAATATCAGGATTTGGATTTGGTACAGGTCAATATGGAGGTGAGCAAGGATTAGAAACTACCCTTAATGGTGCTATAAATGATTCAGTCACAACTATTACATTAACTAATGCTTCAGAATTTTTAGAAAGTGGTGCGGTTAAAATTAATGATGAGATTATTACTTATACTGGAAAATCAGCAAATGATTTAACAGGATGTACAAGAGGCGCTAACGGAACAACAGCAGCAGCGCATAATGATGGAGATACTGTTGAAGCTGTTGAAGCATGGGGAGAAGCATCATTATCTTCAAATGTTACTTTAGATCCTGCTAATTGGTCGTTAGATAATTTTGGTCAACAACTAATTGCAACTATTCACGGTGGTAGAACTTTTACCTGGAATCCAATACAGAGTGAGCCATTAGCATTGTCTACAAGAGCCACAGTTTTATCTGGTGCCCCAACTAGAAGCTCAATGTCAATCGTATCAGACCAAGACAGACATTTAATTATGTTAGGTACTGAAACAACGATAGGGGAGATAGGTACTCAAGACAAAATGTTTATAAGATTCTCTGATCAAGAAAACAGTGGAGTGTACGAACCAACTTCAACAAATACCGCTGGTACATTTAGACTTGACGATGGTACAGAAATTAGAGCAGCAGTAAAAGCAAAAGACTATATTTTAATTTTAACTGATACAGCAGCTTACACATTACAGTTTGTAGGAGCTCCATTTACATTTAGTATTAGAAAAGTAGGAAGTAACTGCGGATGTATTTCTCAACATGGAGTCGTCTATGTCGATGGTGTTGTTTATTGGATGGATGATGCTGGAGGTTTTAATTCGTTTAACGGGACTGTTCAATCATTAGATTGTTCTGTAGAAGATTTTGTATTCACGACCAATAATCCTGGAGATCTTGGATTGCAATATGGAAGCGGTAAAATAGTTGCTGCATCACATAATTCTTTATACGGTGAAATTACATGGTTTTATCCAAAAGAAGGTTCTACATTTATTGATAGAGCAGTTGTATATAATTATGATGAAAAAGTTTGGTACACAATGTCATTAGCAAGAACAACTTGGTATGACGCACATTTATTTAGTGTACCGTATGCTACTGAATTTGACGGCTCAGAAGCAGGAACATTTCCTGTAGTGCAAGGAGTAACATCAGTAAATGGTGCGTCCACTTACTGGGCACACGAAACAGGTATTGATCAAGTCGAAGGAACTACGGTTACAGCGGTTACTGCATTTATTGAAACAGGTGATTTCATGTTACATGTGGACGGAGACGGAGAAGTGTTTACAAAGATAAGAAGATTTATTCCTGATTTTAAAAGACTTACTGGAGATGCTCAGGTAACCATCAACCTAAAAAACTTCCCTACTGATAGTAGTAATTCATCACCATTAGGCCCATTTACTATTGATAGCACCACACAAAAAATTGACACGAGAGCTAGAGGCAGAGCTGCTAGTTTAAAAATTGAAAATTTATCATCGGGACAAACATGGAGATACGGTACATTTAGAGCGGATGTACAACCAGACGGAAGAAGATAATGGCTAAAATAGATGTATATAT